ATAGTCTGCGATAGCATATTGCGCACGTGTAGGGTTGGGTAGATCAAGCTCCGCCCACAGAGCCTGCAGGAAGAGCTTAAAGTCACCTTGTAAAAGGTCTAGTGTATTCATAAATTATTGAGGAGCAATAAGGGAATAAAGATACCCTTCTGAAGTTTTAGAAAGATTAGCAAACCGTTTTGGATTTGTCAAAATAGTATCTTTAATCTCATCATAAGACATATCAGGGAAAGCCTCATGAATCATGTCCATTCGAGTAGCAAGCACTTTATTACTTGCTAATTCATCACGCATAGAAAGATCAGCAAGCAATCCTGTTTTTACATCGTCTGGTAATTCTGCTACAGCATCCGTACCGCCTTTAGCTTTAAGACCAAACTTACGACGAAGATCTTCCATAGCTTTATGGACATCTTGATGGTCTGTGCTATATACACCAGTTTTCTTGGACGCTTTACCGCTTAAAGGTCCATCCCACAAACCAATATAATTACGTGGGTCGTTACCGGGATAAAGATCAGCAACAGCAAGATCAGCTCGTCGTTGAACGTTAGCGGCTTCAGTGCTGCCTTCAAAGAATGGGATGGAACCTTTTACGTCAATTCTGTGATGAGGTGACATAAAATTAGGCATACTTGTCATTGTTTCTCCAGGTTTGGGTGGTCTGCCTTTTTGCAGTTGTTTGTAAATAGGATCACTTTCTAGTCTAGTACCAGGACGTGCTGCAACAGCAGCTGGGTCAGTAACGTAATCACCTAAAATAGCACGTGCTTCAGCATTACGCATACCTTTAACATCAGGTCTAAACTGTAAATTGACTTTACCTTTAGAAAAATCAGGACCAGGTACTACTGTTCCAAGTGCAATCGCTCCAATAGGTCCAGCAGCTTTGTAGCCTATTTTAGCTGCCTCTTCTTCTGCTACACCTAAAGCAGTCTGCGAATATAAATCAGTAACTTTTTCAACAACTGATCCCACAACGTCAGCTGCTTGAGCTGCTGCTGGGAACTGACTACGTTGCTGTTTAGTAAATTCTTCGTAAGCTTTTTGACTGGTACGAATTGCACCATTTATAATTTCTAAAACAGGCATTAAGCAATATGCTCCAATAAAACTTTTTCACGGAGCCTATTGACTCCAAATTTGTCCCTCATCCAATCAAGGACGTGGGCACTTCCTTTCTCCTGATTACAACGGGTACAGGCGCATACAACATTCGTTGCGACATCCTGACCCCCACGAGACCTAGGATGAACATGATCGATAGATAACTGACTAAGGTCATAAGTTTTTCCGCAATAAATACATGTATGGTCAAAATGTTCCTTAATAGAGCGCCTCCACAGGCGCTTGGCTTCTGGAGAGGTCATAGCTATTAAGTTAAAAAGATAATCGTCAGGAGTAGGAAGAAGGGGAGTCATGCGCGGCCTTTACGTGCTCGGTTTTTAGATGCTTTTTCAAGAAATGTTTTACCATTCTTTTTGTGTGATACATCTTTACCATCGCCGTTACCATAAGTTCCGCGTCTCCGATTTTCTTTGTTAAGTGCAGATCGTTTTTTAATCTGTAGTTTAGATGAGTCGTACTTCTTTTGATACGACTTATAGTTGCCGTTAGCGTACTTAGCGCCGCTGTGTTTAGACGTGCGAGCCATTCATCCTCCGTTGTACAAGCTCGGGGTCTACCTGGGGCATCACCGCCGCTAGTTTAGACAGTGGGTTACCATCCATAGCAACACCACTGATGTCGTTAGTTTTGAGCCAGTCGCAAGCTGCTTTTAGATCTGCAGTAGAAGCTTCGCCCGATTTAATACGGGCAAGAAACTCCTTAGTGACAAGATTATGCAGCTCGTTAAACTGATCTTCAGTCGCTTTTTTCTTTGTCATTTACTGCCACAATAGGTACTACGTCATGACATAAAACTTCTACACGAGAACCAGGTCTAAACATAAACCCAGCTTTCATAATCTCGGTGCATTTGAGTGCCCTCACAAGTTCGTAGTCAAGACGTAATTTTTGTTCGTGTTTTCTGGCTATGTTTTTACATAGCTCAATCATCCCACCATCCAGAGGTACACTAAAATTAAGCTGTGCACCCCAGTTGTTACTCCTAACATAACCAGAAGTTTCATAAGGAATGGTGTCATTGCCCATGTAAAACGGGCTAAATTGCATCGTAGCGCCATTACAGCTGCTGTTAGATGCGAAGTATTGCCGAGATGGTGCTCCATTGTTTTGGAATTGTACGGCTTGGTTTGTGACATTACCCGTAGCTGCTGCTACTGGGTTAGAACTGTTTTGTACTGTCGGATCTTCAGCAGCAAACGCAGGGCTTACTGAGAGAAGACAGACAGCGAGGTAGTGGTGGAGGTAGATTCGATTACTTCTTCGATCACGATGTTTTCCACGACCCCCGCGTCCCGAACTACAGTCTCTAGTTGAAACTGCTCTCCGGCTGTTGTCACTGAATAGGTTGTAGAATCGCTCAAGATATCCCCACTGGGGGTGACATTTGTTCCAGACCATGACTTGTAATCACCACCATAGATATTCGTCTCAATCGTACGATCGATGTCCACAGTGGTAGTCGTGGTGGATTGCATACTACCCTGAGTAAAGTTAGGTGTAACTTGCTGTGCTGCAGCGGGTGCGGCTAGAAACAAAAGGATAAGAAGCTTTTTCATGGTTCTTTTTTCTTAGAGTCGTCTGGTTTGCTATTTCTGTTGTTAGAAGTGTTAAGACCAAATGTAGCTAATGCACCAGTAAAGACACTAGCTACAAAGGTTATGTCGCCACCACTTTGACCTTTTTTGATCATAGGAATGTCTACATAATTAAGTGTGATAATAAAACCACTCCATACCACAACACCTAGCCTAACAAAAGTTCCAAGAATTTCAATATCCTTCTCGGCGTGTTCTTTCACTTTTTTTAAGAAGGGTTTGCTTTGTTCTTTTTCTTTGTTAACTTGCTCCATGCTTGTTTAAGTAGGGGCTTCATTAGTGATACTAAATGTTTGAAAATAGATGTAGCTGTAAGGGTGGCAGCAACAGAGATAACGGCTGTTGTAGCTGCAGCTGTCATAATTTCAGTAGACGGCATTGGGACTTCTACGTCCGTAAATGGCACGTCAATTATTTGCACCTCTTTTGGTTGAGGTGGTTTTGTTCTATCCGGTGCCTTGTCTTTATCCTCTCCTTTTACCCCCGGTGGAGGGCGCAGGTCGCTAGGAGGGACTACAAGGGGCTTGTAACTAGGTAGTTGAGCCCTTGGTACCTCTAGGACCGGCGCAGGCATTGTAGGCGCTTCTGGGAGCGTTAGAGAAGGAAATGACGGAGGATTACTCCAGGGGTCCACCGAACAAACCGCGTTCAATGAATTTTACTGCCTGATCATCGACAGTGTTGTCGCTTTGCTCAGCCAGTTTGGTGAGAAGGTCAACAATAAGACGCTTAACTTTTTCAGAATTAAGAAATGAAAAAAGAATTGGACGGATAAGGGTGATCATGATAAGTATCAGGAAGGTTCAGTAGGCCAAGTGACATTGTGAGGGAAGCCTTCAGTAGAAGGCAGATTCCGAAGAGCTGTACGATATGTAGCCCAAGCAGTGGCATCAGCAGAGCTGTCAGCCAGTTGAGTCCAATCAGTGTCAGCAAGCTTTTGGTTGCGCTTAGTGCGAACACGTTCCGCAGCTTGTGCGTCAACACCTGCACGATAAGCAGTCATTTTTTCATCGGCAGTTGTAGTTACACCCTCTTCATCGGTAGTGGTTGTAAAGGTAGGACCAACGACAAACTTGGTAAACCAGTTGCCACTAGACCACTCCACACCATCACGTACACTGTATTCGTAAGGGGCAGTTACTTGAGCTTGGGGACCATTAAGAACAGGGTCGTAGCCGTAAGGCTCTAGGACTTCAGCAGTCAAAGCTTTAGGCAAGCTGACGCTAGAGAATTGTGCGCGGAACTGACTTTCAGTAAGAAGTGCTCCGGTATCGCGTTGTCGAATTTCCATAGTTATGCAATAGCAAGATAAAGATAAGTGCCACCATTGGCATTGAGACCGGCTCCAGCAGTGCTAGTTACTGTAAAGCCATTTGAATTAGGTTCAAGGTAGTCAGTGCTTGTAACCTCAGCATTAGCTGAGTTAAGACGAAGAGCAGGGTCATTACCGTTGCTGACAATTCCACGTGAGGTGTCAAACACCCACCAATCACCAGAAGAGTCAGTACGTTTAATTAAGACGAAGCGAGCACCTGCAGCAAAGCCACAGTTAACAGACAAATTATTACCTGTGCCGGTGTAACTGCCGACTTTTGATATACCATCAAGACTGGCGAAGAGGTAGTTGATGTAGGTTCCGCCGGATGCGTTAACGCCACCTGCTGTGCCGAGACTAAAAACAGAACTTGTTGGATCGGTGCTGTTCCAGTCGTTTAAGATTGACTCTGCTGTACTGGTATCTAGGTTGAGCTTATATGCTGCACTTGTCAGCCCACTAGAATAAACCTGCCAATTCCCTGTTGTGTTCCTGCGTTTAACAATCATTAGTTCTGGTGCTACACCAAGATTGTGGCTGATTGTTGTTGCTGAACCCGTCCCCGTATAAGCAACCACATCAAAAAAGCCTGGGGCGCGGCGGAATATCCAATCAATGAAAGTATTTCCATTAGAGTTATAGTTGTTTCTATCTAGAGTTCCCTGCTGATAAGAGGTATTCCCAAATAACTGAGGACCGTAGCTTGGTGCATTGTTTCCCTCAGCATTAGAGCTTTGTGTTTGCAGGTTTCTTCCAGCACCTCTTAACCTGTCCCAAACATCTGTAGCGGCGGCTGAATTTCTGTAAGTTTGAATAATCAGGTCTGGCTGAATAGTGGTATTGACAACAAGGTTGTCAGTTCCAGTGCCTGAACGAGCAACACTATTAAACACATCCGTTCCAGCCTCGGGCGGCTTATGAGGACGGCGGATTGCGACGTAGATATAAGTTACACTGCTTGCATTGCTTTTACTGTCGGAACCTCTTGGCGTAAAACCAGTAGCATTAAATTCAATTAGTTCATCACTTTGCTCTGAACTATTAGTGTTGGGATGCAAAGGCTTATCGGTGCCATTGGAAGGCGCTCCTGTAACTACACCCCTTATATTGTCTAAAATTGACCAGTGATCAGTTACTACATTAGAAGGTTTGACGAGTATCCATTGAGGTTCAAACCCTAAATCTTGGAAGGTTCCATATGAACTCCCGTTTCCTGTATAGCTTCCGCACTTAATGATCGCCTCGTCTTCATCCGTACCAAACGATTGGTCGTCATGGGCGAACAAATAAGCGACGTATGTACTGCCGCTGCCGTTTACAGCGCCACCATTATTTAAGGTAAATTCGGTGCTTGTTGGCGTCGTGTTGTTGAATACAGGAGAAGAAAATGCTGCATTATTTTGCTGCAAGAGAAGTGCATTACTGTTGCCTGTGCTTCTGTGGTAAACCATCCAACTACCAGTGCCAGATGTTTTTTTAATCCAAATCATCCCTGGTACGCTGCCAAGATTATGTGAAACAGTACGCCCAGCTGTACTATTTCCCGTGTAAGTCACAACATCAAAAAATCCAGGGCATTTGCGGAATGTCCAAGAGGTAAAGTCACCGCCATATGATGAATTTGAAGAGTTACCATACCAATTTGAATCTAAGTTAAATCCATTAGTATTGAAACTGTTGATAACTGGTCCGGTAAATGGGGCTGTTGTACTAGATGTGTCAATATACTGATTGGCAGATAACGACCATTCAGAATCAACTAATCTATGCCCTTGACCAGCTTGCCTACTTTTAATCCAAACTAAACCACCTTCAGTAAGGTCAATACCATTTACTATATCAGTGTCTGTATCATTCCCTTCATACAAATAAGTGCTGAACACGTCATCGACGTACACTTTTTTACCACCTGCATTACCTGCAGCTCCTAGTTGTAATGTTTTACTTAACATAATACATTACCTCAAGCGATTGCTAGGAACATGTAAGTGCCGCCACTGGCATTCAGCGCAGCAGGAGCTGATGAAGTCACTGTAAAGCCTGAATTCAGCGGATCAATGTAATCAGTGTTTGTGTCCTGAGCCGCACGGTCATTCAACAAAAGATAGGGATCATTCCCGCCAACAATTCCCCTAAGTGAATCGAAAAGATACCAATCACCACTGCTGTCAGTGCGCTTGATCAGTACAAATCGAGCGCCTGCGGTAAAGCCGCAATTAACGTCAATGTTGTTGCCTGTGCCGGTGTAGCTGCCGACTTTTGAGATGCCATCAAGTGTGGCAAACAGGTAGGCGACATAAGGGTTGCCTGGGGTGCCAGCATTGAAATTACTCTGAACTGTAAAAACACTGCTGGTAGGCGCTGTATTGTTCCACCAATTAGTTGATGTAATAGGCGTGCTATTGCCGTTTAATACAATAGCTTTTGTTGCCCCAATAACTGTGTGATAACAGTACCAACTAAAAGTTGGGTCTCTTTGTTTGACAATTATAAATTCAGGTGCAGAGCCTAGGTTATGAGAAATGTTCCTGGGATTACTTTGGTCTCCGTCCCAACATACGATGTCAAAAAAACCTGGAGCGCGGCGGAACATCCAAGACTGATATTGAGAGTACCAACTCTTGCCCCAGCCTACATTTGAATCCCATGTGTAATCAGCATCTGTTTGTTGCGCAAAGTCATTGTCAGATCTCAAATAGTTAGTGCCAGTCAATCGAGAAGTAAAATGTGGTGCGTAGCCGGCTGACGAAACAATTCGGCTTATTGCAAAATCTACGGGGAAATTGCTGTCATAGGCCGGGATAGTTGAAGAGCTATTGCCAGTATCCATAGCAAACACATCCGTTGCAGCCTCGGCCGGTTTATGCGGACGGCGGATTGCTATGTAAACGTAAGGGTCGCCGCTCTTGTTGGCTACGCTGTTAGTGTTTATAATCTTAAATCCGGTTGACGTTAATTCGACTATATTGTCAGCAACTTGCTCGTCAGCAGTAGAATCTGCACGCAACGTTCCGTCAATACCGCCAGTAACAATTCCACGCATGGAATCAAACATAAACCAATTTTGAGTACCGCCACTAACTCTTTTTATCATGAGCCATTGCGGCTCAAAACCTAGGTTAATTTCATGACCTGACGTGCCATTGCCTGTATAGCCATCACATTTGATAATTGCCTCGTCGCTATCTGTGCCAAACGATTGATCATCGTGGGCGAAAAGATATGCAACGTAAGTATCATTGTTGCCATTAACCGCTCCGTCGTTGGCAACAGTAAAGTGCGTTGAAGTTGGAAGAGTGCTGTTGAACATCCATGTAGCGCCGGTTCCTTCTGCGTCGTCAGAATTAAGCTTCAAATACTTTGTAGCACTATTCAAACTTCTATGCCAAGTAATCCAGTCACTTGTGCTGTTAGTCCTTTTAATTATAATTATACCAGGTGTACTGCCGAGTGCATGGCTAATCTGGCGGCCATTTACACCATCACCCGTCCAAGTAACGCAATCAAAAAACCCTGGCGCTTTGCGAAAGGTCCAAGAACAGTATTTTTTACCGTTAAAGTTAAATTGACCGTTGCTGCCACTTAAAGAAAAGCCGTTGCTATTGAAAGACGTAATCCCCCAGGGCCGAGTTTCTTGTGAGGCATAAGTTGCATTAGAAGCAAGTTCATCGAAATAAGTTCCTGTCTTTCCTCTCTCAGAATCGGCAAAGTAATGGTTGTCACTAACGTTTCTAACTTTTGTCCAAACCATCCCACCTTCACCGTCCAAATCAATCCCATTCGTGATTGTTTGAACCGAGCCGGTTCCTATCCATGTATAAGTGCTAAACACGTCATCAACATAGACCTTTTCGCCACCGGCTGAACCGGCGGCTGCTGTTTGTAATTGTTTTCCTAG